CTCGTAATCCTAATGCATTAGGATCAGATCCATACTTTAATTTTAAAACAGGTGTTAATATATTTGTTCCTAGAATGGATACTCTTAAACGTGTGCTAGGTATCTAATGCCAATCGATGAAAATCAAGTAAAAGACGACCAAACCACTGGAGCAGGAAGTAATCTTGGATCTCCTCCTAATGCGGCACAAGAATCTCAGTTAAAAAAGACTCAAGGGACTGAATCAAAAAACAGTGCTAATAATGCCGGAGATGGCAACGCACAATCAAATGCAAACACTGCAAATACAGATGCTCCAGGCAGACGTTTAAAAAATCCATTAGGTGCATTGTCATCTTATACATATCAACTTAGTTTGTATATGATTACCCCAGATGCATATGATGCATTTAATGCGGGCGGTAGAAGAGATATCAACACACTGTCATCCGCAACAGGGGAAACAGGTGGTGCCGGAGCATATCTTATTGCCCAATCAGGTGGAATCAATAACAATACATCACAAAGAGCACCGGGCTTTGATTGGGATTTTTATATAGACAATCTTAAATTAGAACAAGCAGTATCCGGAGAAGCAACTCAGTCATCTACAAATGTATACTCAGTAAAGTTTGACATTATAGAACCTTATGGTTTTTCATTTAATACAAAGTTAAAACAAGCCAGTGATGATTTACAACAATATTCACAAGACTCTGGTTATTCAGGTGAAGGAAGCATTAATAACCCAAGTAGACAATTTTTTGTATTGGGTGTGAAATTTTTAGGCTATGACGGCCAAGGTGAACTAGCAGACGGTAATATAGAATTTGAAGGTGGACCAATTGATCCTAATGCATCAGGTAATTCATTGTTTCAAGTGTACTATGATATTAGTATTACAGGAGTCAAATTTACAATTGATGGTGGAGCCACAACATATAAACTACAAGGAGTTGCTCTATCTCCTGGCAAAGCATTTGGAACAAAAAGAGGAAGAATCTTCACTACTAAAACAGTAGGAGGAGGAACGTTTGATGAAGCAATACAAGGTGAAAATGGTCTGTTTACACAGTTAAACACATTTGAACAGTGGTGCGTTGAAAATGGCGTAAGAGAATTTGCAAATGAGTTTAAGGTAGAATATATAGGTGACGGTGTTGAAGCAATTGAAAAAGCAAATCTTGTTTTACCTACTGATACTGATAAAAGTAAATGGTATGTTGATGACATAAACAGTACATTAGAAGCAACTGATGCAGAAAGTGCAAAAGCAGTTCCAGATGATGCAAAACGTAAGATATCTTTCCCTGCAGATACGACATACATAGAAATTTTTGATGAAATTCTTAAAGGCAGTTCATACATATATGATGCGATGCAAGTTATCTATAAAAGCAAAGCAAAACCTAATTTAGAAACTAAAGAACAAGAAAGTGTTGACCCAAACAGTGATACAAGAGTTTCATGGTATAAAGTAACCCCTGTTATCTCTGGTGCTAAATGGGATTCAATTCTTGCAGATTGGGCATATGTGACAACGTTTAGAATAGAAAAATATGAAACTCCTGTAATTACTTCTATTGCTACAAACGCTGGCGTGGATTACTACGGACCTCACAAAAGATATGAATACTGGTGGACTGGTGAAAACAGAGAAATCTTATCCTATCAACAACAGTTAGATAACTTATTCTATAATGAAGTATTAGGTAATACCAACTTAAATGAAGATGGCGTAGGCACTGGTGGTAGTCAACAGACACCTATAGCACCAAATCAAAACCCATCAGGAGCTCCTAGATTAAATAGTTTAGGTGGCGGAAAAGCATCACAGAATCAATATGTTACAAGTTTATATTCACCTGATTCATATGCAACAGCAAAGATTAAATTAATGGGTGACCCAGACTTTCTCATACAAGAACATAGAGGTGGACCTGATGATGTCTATCAAAGATTTTACGGCAACGACGGTTTTAGAGTAAGTTCTAATGGTGGACAAGTTTTTATTGAAATTGACTTTAAAGAAGCAATAGACTATGATGATACAACAGGTACTCTGAACATCAATGATTCAATAGCGTTTTTTAAATACCCTGCATGGATAGCAGACACGATTGTTGGCGTGAGTTATAAATTAATAACTATTACCAGCACATTTTCAGAAGGGAAATTTATACAAGATTTATCTTGTGTGATAAACACGTTCCCAGATGAAAATGTAGATAAAGATAGTGATCCTAGAAAGGAAGATACTAATGCAGAAGGTGAAACACCAATAGTAATAGGTGAAAACGAGAAAAAATCAGAGACAACAGAAGACGCTAAATTCTTTACTGGAGGTGGATCAGACGGTGAAGGCAGCTTCGGAAAAGTAGGAGACTTCTTTGGTGGACTATTTCAGTCAGACCCAGACGATGACAAAGGATAATAATGAGTAAAGATGTTTTTAAGCCTAGAGGCAAACTAAAGAAAAATCTGCCTGGTGCTGGAGTAGCATCTGTTATTGAAGTACCGGTTATTGCAACGGTAATGAGTACAGTTGACCCTACACATCAAGGTAGAATCGCAGTTTACCTATCAGAAAACTTAGACAAAAACGCTTACAACCAAGACAATTGGGTTTACGTAAGCAGACTTGCCACTTTCTTTGGTAACACTGAGGCTATCGGCGGACCTGATGATTTTGGAGAATATACAGCCAATCCAAGTTCATATGGCCAATGGAACGCACCACCGGATAAATTAACTCAAGTCATCTGTATATTTGTTAATGGTGATCCTAATTATGGATTCTATATAGGATCTGCACCTAAAGCAGAAACACTATCAATGATACCTGCTGTAGGTTCTTCAGACAATGTAACTCTTAATGAAGGTGAAGCATCTTCATATGCAGGAGCCCCTAGACTTCCAACAACAAACATTAATGTTAATAACCCGGACATTGCAGATAGTACAAGTTATCTTACAGATGCTAAACCCGTACATAGTTATACTGCATCTATTATGCAACAGCAGGGTATCCTCAGAGACAAGTACAGAGGTCCTATCAGTACAAGTGCAACAAGAGAAGCATCAAGTAGAGTAGGTTGGGGTGTAAGCACTCCGGGTCGTCCTGTGTATCAAGGCGGATTAACTGATGAAGATATTGCAAGTAAATTAGACTTAGCTCCAGAAAATTATAGAGTAGTAACAAGACGTGGCGGACACTCACTTGTTATGGATGACGGAGACATCATCGGTAGAGATCAGTTAATCAGATTGCGTACTGCATTAGGACATCAAATACTAATGAGTGATGACGGACAGATGTTATCTATCTTGCATTCAAATGGACAAACATATATTGAATTAGGTAAAGAAGGCACAGTTGATATCTTTGCTACTAACTCAGTTAATGTACGTACACAAGGTGATCTTAACTTACATGCAGATGAGACACTTAACTTAAGTGGTAAAAATGTAAACATCAACTCATCAGAAAATACTACTCTCAATGCAGACAAAGCATTTAGTCAACGAGTAGGAGAAGACTATAGTCTATATACACTACAAAATTTAAAGATAAAAGCAGACGCCGCACTAGCATTGGAAGCAACAGGTCAAGTAGGAATTAAATCTGCGGCAGAGATTTTCAACGAAGGTTCAAAAATACATTTAAACGACGGAGCCGCAAGTTTAACTCCAGAAGTAGTAGAGCCAATAGATATTATTATGCATCCAGATACATTGTTTGATGAGACAGTTGGCTGGGCGGCCGCACTTGCTAAAATTCCGAGTATTACTTCACGTGCACCTGCTCACATGCCATGGATGAATGCTAATCAAGGTGCAGATGTACAAGTAGATCCTAGTGCAGAAGGTTCGTTACCCGAAGCACCGTCTGGTAGTTTAACTAATTTAAACAGTAACATCGGTGATTTAGGCGTCGCTGGTCCACCAGTCAGCCCTACTGCGGCATCTAGCATTTCAGAAGTAGGTGCTATTAGTAGTGCATTAGATAAAAATGCTACAACAACATTACTTGCAGGCGTGGCATCTAAAGCCATAGGTGATAGTGTAGGCGGAGCAGTAGCCGGACTAACAAACTCAGTAAGTGGTGTGGCATCTTCAGCATCATCATTGACTTTAGGCAAATTTGGACAGACACCATCTCAGATGTCTGCAGGCGGAATACTTAAACCAGGTGCAGACACACTAGTGAATACTTTAGTTTCTGCTAACGTAGGAGGCTCCGCAGTAAATGCTATTAAAGGAGCAGTGCCTAGCAATGTATTACCCAACTCAGCATTTACAGGTAAAGGTGGAGTTAGTTCAGTTGAGCAATATGTAGGTTCAACCTCATCACAAGCAAAGGGTGTTGTACAAACATTACAAAAAGGACAAAAAGCATTACAGACTGTAGGCGCGATCACAGGAAAAGAAGCATCAGGTGGATTAGGCAGTGTAGTATCAGGTGTACTAACTTCTAAAAGTGCAGGTGGAAATCTCGGAGACAATGTTAAAACAGTATCCGGTATAATTAACAAATCTACCTCAGGAGGAATAGCAGGAGCTATCACTGGCGGAGGACAAGATGTTTTAAATTCAATGAAGTCTGGTGCACAAGCAGTTGTAACATCACAACTATCAGGAGCTGTAGGTGGAGTTACTAAAGCACTAAACACACTCGGCGGAGCATTTCCTGGAACTGGTATTGGATTAGATTTAAATATAGGGGCGGCGGCATCATCATTCAAATCGATCACTGCATCGTTTGGTAAACTAAAAGCTGGTGTACCACAAGACTTAACTGCAATTGCAGGAGAAGCCGCGGCAAAAGTATCAGGTGCAAGTTCAGGTATGAGTGCATTAGACTTAGCAGACCCAAGTTCTATTACAGGAGACTTGGCAGCCTCAGTTGGAGCCGGAGCATTAGGCGGAGTCGCAAGTCAATTAACAACTGCATCAGGTGCAGTAAACAGTGCAACAAGTATTGCATCTGGAGCAGTATCATCAGTAACTGGAGCAGTAGCAGGAATAGCAAACAAAGCACCAAGCGGCGCATTAGGAGCTATCAACAATGCAGTCTCAGATGTCAGGAGTGTTTCTTCTAGTGTTACATCATTGACTCAAACAAATACGTTGCAGAATGCCGCAACTAAAGTTCAACGTGGAGCCACTGCAACAATCTCAAGCACTATTGCATCTGGTGTAAGTAACTTACCAGGTGGACAAAAGTTAGGGTCAAGTGTTATTAACAATGCTAAAGGATCAGTCAATGCAATAGCAGACGGAATAGGAGGCGTAACTAGTTCTCTATCAAATGTTGCCTCAAAAGCATTCTCAGGAACTGATGTTGGTGGAGCAATTAAAGCAGGAAAATCTGCATTAGGTGCAATTGATAAATTAGGTTCAGTCACTGGAGGACTTTCAAGTTCATTGAGTCCTGGTGCGGCAGCCGCATTAGAATCAGCATTATCTTCATTAACTGCAGGTGGAGGCTCTACTATTAAATTGCCTACTGTAGCAATCAACACGTATGATAGAACATCTCTAACATCTCTGATTGATAACGTATTAGGTAATCCAATTATACCTAGACCAAACTTATTGGGTGAAATTTCAGCAGGAGCAGTGTCTTCTGTAATGGCACTACAGCAACTAAGAAAAGATTTAAGTGGAGACATTAAAAAATTAAATGCAATGCAAAAAGATGTTGCAGAGAAACAAAGAGCAGTCTTTGCGGCACAATCAAACTTCCCAGCAGGCTCTGCTGAAATAGCGGCTGCCGAAGCAATGTATCAATCAGCGGCAACTAGCCCAGCATTGTTATCATTGATTAATAAAGTTGAATCTGCAAAAGAAAATATTGCAGGAAGCATTGTTACTCCTCCTCAACCTTCCCCAGCAACTGACCCATTTAGTGATATTGAAAAAGTATTGCAAAGTGCATCTGATAGTACTAAAAATCAAGCAATTAATAGTGAATCAAATGATGTTGCTCCAACTGGAGATGACTTCAGACTTGACCCGTATAATCAAAATGACTTTACTGGCCAATATACTTCAGATACATATTCAGATATTATAGCAACTACTACAAAAACATTTATTGAGCCTATATATGAGATCGTAGATGAAGGAGCAAACGTCCCAGAAAATACAGTAGAAGCAATTACTGGAGGTATTACAGACGGTATGGTCGGTGGTGCCGCACAGAGTGGCGAGTTTTACGGTGATGTTAATCCAGGAAATGAGATGGGACAAGGCGGCTATGGTGGCGGTGGCGGCTATTGGTATTGGGATCAGGTAGGAACTTGGAAACTAAAGTAGGGTATAAATAGTATTATGTCAACATACGTAGGATTCTCAACAATTAACGCTAATAAGGCTAGAACAGTTAATCCTCCACCTGGAATAGACGGACAAGCAAACGGAATTACTAATCCTATAGTCTTTGGTAAAAAGTTTAAACTGACAGACGAACAACTCGTTATACAAGATTTAGTCAATGCACTTAATATTCGCAAAGGTGAAAAAGTAGGGCAACCTAGTTACGGTACAACTTTATGGGATTTTATCTTTGAGCCTAATACAGCAGACGTTCAAACAGCATTAAAAGACGAACTTAGACGAGTATGTGCTTTAGATCCACGCATCCAAGTTAATACAGTACATGCATACCCCAGAGAAAACGGTATTTTAGTAGAAATTCAACTCTCTATCAACCCTTTCAACAATGGAGGCGATCTAGCATTGTTCTTTAATTCTCAAACAAACACAGCCGCTATATCTTAAAAATCGTCGGTTTTCCATAAAGATAAATATAATAAACAGGGAATTACTATGGCGACAAGTTCAAGGCAATCAGGATTATTCGGAGTCAATGATTGGAAAGCAATCTATGAAACCTTTCGTGAGGCTGACTTTCGATCCTATGATTATGAGACATTAAGAAAAAGTTTTATCGACTACCTTCGTCTCTATTATCCTGAGACTTACAACGATTACATTGAAAGTTCAGAGTTTATTGCTCTACTCGATGTTATGGCCTTTATGGGTCAAGGTCTTGCTTTTAGAAACGATTTAAACACACGTGAAAATTTCATAGACACAGCCGAACGTAGAGACTCAGTAGTTAAACTTGCAGACTTAGTTAGTTATACTCCTAAAAGAAATACATGTGCATCAGGGTACTTAAAAGTATCTACAGTAAGAACATCTGAAAGCATAACAGATGCAAATGGAGTTAACTTAAGTAACGTTCCAATAAGTTGGAATGATCCTTCTAATCAAAATTGGTTAGATCAGATGAATACAGTATTCAATGCGGCTATGGTTGATTCACAAAAAATAGGTAGACCGGGAAACAGTTCTGAAATCTTAGGTGTAACAACAAGTGAGTATGGAATACAAACACCCACAAACACATTACCAATTGTACCGTTTACTACAATAGTTGACGGAACATCAATGAACTTTGAATTAGTAAGTGCAACATCACTTGACCAAGAATATGTATATGAGATTCCACCTGCACCGACTGGTCAACTTAACATGTTATATAGAAATGACAAGTTAGGATTCGGAAGCCCTAACACAGGATTCATGTTCTATTTTAAACAAGGTTCATTACAGCCATACAACTTTAATTTTCAACAACAGATTTCAAATCAATCGATTAATATTGATATTGAAGGAGTTAATCAGACTGACACATGGCTATATCAAACAAGCCTTGACAACACTACAGGTCTATGGAAGCAAGTAGAAAATGTTTATGCAGATGCATACTTACAAACAGAATCAAGTAATAAGAAAATTTTCTCTGTTGGCTCACGTGCAAACGATCAAGTCACATACGTATTTGGTGACGGTGTGTTCTCAGAGATGCCCATAGGTAGCTTTAGAGCATATGTAAGATCAAGTAATGCATTAACATATACTATTGACCCTTCTGAAATGAATGGCGTTGCAGTTTCTATAACATATGTAAGTAGAACAGGAAGAAACGAAACTCTGACAATGAACTTAGCATTACCTGTAACAGTAACAAATGCACAAGGTAGAGAATCATTATCCGCAATTAAACAAAGAGCACCTACAAGATACTATACACAAAATCGTATGGTGAACGGAGAAGATTACACAAATTTCCCTTATACTCTTTATAACTCTATTATTAAATCAAAAGCAATTAATAGAAGTTCTATCGGTGTATCTAAGAATTTAGATTTACTTGACCCAACTGGCAAGTATTCAAGTACAAACTCATTCGGAGACGATGGTGCATTGTACCAAGAATCTATTAATGGATTTTTAACACTACAAGCAGATAATACATCAGACATCATTCAGTTCTTTACAGATGACTTAGCATCAGTTCTTGCATTAAATCGTGCTAATCAATACTATATTCAGAACTATACTCGTTATGCATATCCAGGCACAGGTGGAGGCACTACTTTATATTGGAAAACAAGTTCTGTAGACTCATCAAGTGAAACAGGATATTTTTATTCATTGTCTGGCGCAATAGAACTGCCACAGCCATTAGGAACTTTTACAACTACTAATGCAAAGTATGCAACAACAGGAGCATTATTGAAATTTATTGCACCTAATGGCAACTACTTTGATGCAGACAATCGTTTAGTTGCAGGTGTGCCGACTGGTGGAGAAAAGAATTATATATGGTCAACAGTATTAAATGTTGTTGGCGACGGTAACAACAACGGCGAAGGCAAGTTTGCAAATGGTCAAGGCCCAGTTACATTAAATGGCTATGTACCAAACGGAGTAACTGTTACAGAAATTATACCTGTCTTTGATAATTCATTGTCAAGTACAATTATACAACAAGCGATTCTTAAAATTGAATTGCAACAAGACTTTACTTTAATCTTTAACAATGCATTGTTAATCAACCAAGAACGTTGGTCAATCGGCGCGGCATCAAACGCAAACTACTTTGTTAAATTTACAAGTTTAGGAAACAATCGTTATACAATAACTTATAGATCATTAACATATTACTTTGGTAGTGTTGCTGATACTCGTTTTACTTTTAATAAAAATGAATTAGTATACGATCCGTTTACTGGTAAAATCATACAAGACTTTATTAATGTATTAGGTATTAACACAGTCTTCAATAGTGCAATGGCATTAGGAGAAGATACAAAAGTTAATATTCTAGGACAGACTGTCGAAAGTGATGGATACGTGAATGACTTCCAAGTAGAAATTGCCGCAACTGATGTTAACAACGGACAATTAATTTTAGACCCAGATTTCTTTAATGATATTACTGGTTATGTCAATGCAGGTGCAAACATAGGAGTCTATGTTTTCTTTAGAACGATTACAGACCCTGTAAACTTAACAAGACAACTTATTGTTCCTAGTAGTGATATTGTTTACACATACGGAACTAAAAATCAAATTGAAATTGTAAAATATGAATTTGCTGTCGGTCAATTGTTTTATGCATACACTGACAATAAATTTTATAAGTCAGTACAAGATCCTACAGTAACTACTCCGTCATATATTGTAACACTACAAACAGACTACTCTGTTAAATCGGGTAGACAAGGAATAGACTATCAATATAGACATAATGCTAACAATACAACACGTATTGATCCAGCAACTACAAACATTGTTGATTTGTACTTAGTTACTCAAGCATACTATACAGCATATAATAACTATGTTAAAGACACTACATCTACTGTTGTTAAACCAAATCAACCAACACTAAATGAACTAAACACATCATATCCATTGGTACAAGATTATAAAATGCTATCGGATTCAGTCATATTAAATAGTGTTACATTTAAACCCTTGTTCGGTGCGAAAGCAGATCAATCATTGAGAGCAACTATCAAAGTAGTAAAATCACAGTCAACGAATGCATCTAACAGTGAAATCAGAAGTTCTGTGTTAGCGGGGATGGATAGTTATTTTGATATTAATAATTGGAACTTCGGCGATACTTTCTTCTTCTCAGAATTGAGTGCGTATCTACATGAACAAATAGGAGAACTACTGAGTTCGGTTATACTTGTTTCAGATGATCCAGAAAAACTATTCGGTGATCTTTATGAAATTAAATGTAGACCTTATGAAATATTTGTAAACGCGGCTGTTACAGAAGATATAGTAATTGTACCCGCATTAACTCCTGCAACAATGCAGTCTTAAGGTTAAAAGCAAACTATGGCAAAGATCAGAACACTAGAGTTTTTACCCGAGATATTTAAAACCTCTACCAACGCACAGTTCTTAGGAGCAACACTAGACCAGCTAGTCAACGAACCCAGTACACAAACGTTACAAGGGTATGTTGGTAGTAAATTTGGTTACGGTGTCAATGCAAAAGATTACTATGTAACAGAGCCAAACAAAACACGAACAGATTATCAATTATCACCCGGTACTACATTCTTAAATGAGAATCAATCGACTGCCAAAGATTTCGTATCTTACCCTGAACTAATCGATGCACTTAAACTTAAAGGGGGTGTAACATTAGACAACTCTCGTTTATTTAAAAGCGAGTTTTATTCTTGGGATTCATTTACAGACTTAGATAAGTTAATTAACTTTAATCAATACTATTGGATACCAGAAGGTCCTCCAGCAGTCACAATTGCATCAGCAACAGTATTTTCAGAATCTGATTATATCGTAACTGACACATCAAACGCATATAGTATTAAAGCATTAGGTGCCGCATCAGGGTCATTAAATCCTACACTTACTTTGTTACGTGGTGGCTCATATAGATTTGCAGTTAACCAAAAAACTCAGTTTTGGATACAAGGCGTACCCGGAACTTCAGGCCTTGAAGGAGCACAAGATACTAGACAAATTCTCGGTGTTAACAACAACGGTGCAAACACAGGTTATGTAACATTTACTGTTCCTAGCAGAGAGGCACAAAACGAATTTTTATTTCCAGGAAGCAACAACGTTGGTGTTGTAAGTACAAAACTATTTTCAGAAGTAAACGGCTTAACAGTAAGTGAAGTAGGAAACATTGACGGAGTAACTTCATTAGAAGGCTTGACTGTCATGTTCTATCAAACGTCAGAGCCAAATGAAGTAGGCTTTGTTCAATCATTCTTTGATGAGTCAGGTGCAAACTATGATGTTAATTTAACATCTCCTGAGATCGTTGCTCCAGTTACTTTAGCAATTGATGAGACAAATGCAACACAACTTAAATTATCATCTGGCACAACAGCAGATTTAACACAAAATCAAACTGTTACATTTACAGCAGTGCCTAGTAGTGATCCGTTATTAGGTGGATTAGATGTTGATACAATTTACTATGTTAAAGACATTATCGATTCAACTTCATTTACAATTTCAGCAACATTAAATGGTACTACTTTAGCGTTGACTCCTCAAACAGGGTCAATGGTTGCAAACATTAACGAAGGCTTATGGGAAGAAGGCTTCTACACAAACGTTAATGAAAACTTTTATACAATTACATATGTTGGAGATTCAACAAACCCAACTATTCGTTTAATACCAGCTGGTGTTATACCAACTGATGAAAAAATTAGTATAGAATTTGGTACAACTTATATTGGGTTAGACTTTTACAGATCACAAACAGGTGAGATACTTAGAATACCTTATCTGTCAGCACTATTAGATACATTATACTACCAAGACGGCACAAATGCAAATAAAGTGGGTAGTATTAAGTTAATCGAAAGTAACTTAACTAACACAGTAAATGTCGATACAGATATTATAGGACAAAAAACATTTACATCTACAAATGGTGTCATATTTACAAACGGATTAAAAGTACAATTCAACGGAGACATTATACCATCAAGTTATTTGACTGGTGAATATTATGTACAAGGCGTTGGTGAATCTATTAACTTGATTCCAACAACAGATTTAGTTGTCCCGGAAGATTTTACTGGCACAAATTATATACCTTATGATACATTAAATTATTCTATAGGTAACTTTGATACAGAGTTGTTTATTCCCGTAGACCAAGATTATATTACTATAGGTAGAAACTCTATCAATAGAAATTCATGGTCACGTTCTAACAGATGGTTCCATGTTGATGTTATCAATGCAACTGCTGATTACAACAATGACCCAACTATCGTTACTACATATGCAACAGGTAAGAACAAAGCAAAACGTCCTATCATTGAGTTTTATCCAAACTTAAAACTATTTGATGCTGGTACAATTGCTAAATTACCGGTCGACTTTATAGACACAAGAACAACAAATGCATTTGAGCAAGTTGCAAACAAAAAACAATACTATCCTGACATCGAAACGTATACAAGTTATACAGCATCGATCACAGGTGTAACAGGAACAAGTACAACGATTACTATTCCGACAACAGACATCTATAATACATTTGCTACAGGCATGTACATTACAGATTCTAACTTTGCGTTACCGAACAACACACAAATTACTGATGTTAGTGTATCAGGAGTCAATACTGTTTTAACAGTTTCTTTTGCTAACTCTACAGTTGTTGGACAAACAAATGTTTCAATCGTTGGTAGTGACACTACAGTTAATAACTACGAATTGTTTTCTGGTGCAAGAGTCATCTTTACAGCAGATACAAATGCAGAAGTTAAAAATAAAATTTATGTTGTAGGCTTCTCAACGATTACATTCGGATCAGCGCCAGTCATCACACTAACTGAATCAGAAGATTCACCTTGTCTAGTAGATGATCAAACAGTAGCACTTAGAGGATATAATTATCAAGGCTCTACATTTTGGTTCAACGGAACAGTATGGGACGAAGCACAACAAAAACTGACAGTCAATCAAGCACCTAATTTTGACATCTATGATAAAAATGGAATCTCGTTTGGAGATGCTACAGTCTATCAAGGCACATCTTTCTTAGGAAATAAACTATTTGCTTATGGCAGAGGCACTGGTGCAAACGATGCAGTGTTAGGTTTCCCAATACGTTACTCAGCAGTAGATAACGTAGGTGATATTAGTTTTGATTGTTCTCTCAATGTTGACTCATTCTCATATGTTACTGGAACAACTCCGGTCACTTCAAAAGTTAATACAGGTTATGTGTTTGATTATTCAACACGTACAACGAAAACACGTGAATTAGGTTGGCAAACAGCAGTTGCCCCCTCAGTTCAATATCAAATATTTGAACTAGAATATACTAAAGGGACCACAGCCGAATTCACGTGTGACGTTGCAGTTCTTCCAATAGACACTACAGTTGATTCATGGCCTAGAATTCAAGTATATGTTAATAACATATATCAATTGGAAACTACTTACACAATTACTGAAACTGATACGACTACAAAAATTACATTGAATACTGCACCAACAGTAGACACACCTATTCAGATATTAGTACTCAGTAAACAAACATCTAAAACTGCTTATTATAGCATACCTATAAATTTAAGCAACAACCCGTTCAATACTGATTTAGAGATTGCAGACATTGGTGACATTAGATCACAATACCAAGACATCTTTGTTAATAACCCAAACTCAGCTGGAACGATATTCGGGATTAACAATTTAAGAGACTTAGGAAACTTAGTACCATACGGAACAAAGATTATTCAAAACTCTGCTCCAGTTGTTTTGCCGAGTGTATTCTTACGTAAATCAGAACACAATTTATTTGATGCATTACAATTTAATTCAAGTCAGTATGTGCAATATAAACAGCAACTTGTTAAGACTGTCAATGATACTGATTGGGCACAAAGATTTAACCCGAGTTATATTTTAGATACAGCATTAGAAACTATGGTGTCAGCAAAATCAGAAGGTGATTCATTCTTCTGGTCTGATATGATACCATCACAAGCACCATACAAGACAAATACATATACGTTTGCTAATGCATTACAAGAATCAATTTATCCTTTAACACAAACGTATAACTTTAAAACAGCAAACTATAAAGGAGTGCTTGTTTATCTTACTCGTACAACTAGTGGTGTAACAAAGACAACACAGTTGATCAGAGACGTAGATTATATAGTATCAACAACTGCACCTTCACTAACAGTAACTAAAGATTTAATTGCAGGTGATGTAGTTACGATTAAAGAATACAATCAGACATATGGAAACTTTGTACCGAATACTCCTACTAAGTTAGGACTATATCCAAAGTGGAAACCAGAAGTTGTATTAGATCCTAACTATTCAGTTCCTACATATATGCTTAGAGGGCATGACGGCTCTTACACATCTCTTTATACACTAAACTATACGCCAGCAACAGGGCTAACAGATTTTAGAGATCAAGCATTATTAGAATTTGAAACTAGAATCTATAATAATATTAAATTAAGTACAGTAGTTCCTATTGAACGTTATGAAGTATTACCTGGATTCTTTAGAGAGTCTACATACTCAAGTGCTGACTTCTTAAAAATTTACGGCTCGCAATTTTTAAACTGGGCCGGACAAAACAGAATTGATTACAAAACTCAAACAGGTTATACATCAGCAGATAAGTTTAGTTATAACTATTATCAATCAGCAAACAAGTTAACAAATACAGTTATCGATCAGGGTTACTGGAGAGGAGTATATGAATACTTCTACGGTACATCTCAGCCAAACATTGCACCATGGGAGATGTTAGGCTTCTCTGAAATGCCAACTTGGTGGACTGCTCAATATGGAGCCGCACCTTATACAAACTCAAATGGTGTCATGTGGGCAGACATAGAAGCAGGCATCATTTATAACACTGGTGGAACAACTAGTGTTACGGTTGACGAATTAAAACGTCCTGGCTTAAGTACAATTCTTCCAGTTGATGATCATGGTGATCTTTTATCTCCATTCGATGCAATCGTAGGAAACTATGATGCTAACACATTCAAACGTGACTGGAAAGTAGGAGACGATGCACCAGCAGAGTTCTCATATAGAAGAAGTTCTTCTTACCCATTTGACTTGATGCGAATCTTTGCATTGACTAGACCAGCAGAGTTCTTTAACTTAAGTGCTGACTTAGACAATTACAAGTATAACACAGAATTCAAACAATATCTAGTAAATGATAGAAGTCATTTAGATATTGGTGCTATTCAAATCTATGGTAATGGCACAGCAAAAACAAGTTATATAAATTGGATCGTTGATTTTGAAAAGCAACAAGGTGTAGATGCAACAACAGAAATTACAACTTTATTAGATAACTTAGATGTACGTTTAGTATATAGACTTGCAGGTTTCAGTGATAAGGCATTATTAAAATTCTTTGTAGAGAAAGCAACACCTAACTCTGACAATTCATCACTTTTAATACCAGATGAAAGTTATGCTGTATTATTGCATGACAATCAACCTAACGATCAATTAAAATTTTCAAGTGTTATAATTCAAGTTGTATCAAATGGTTGGAAAGTATTTGGTAACTCGCAAACACAAGCATATTTTACAACTGATACTCCAATATCAAATGGTAAAACAACATCAATTGAAGTAGATGATTATACAGTTAAGGTCGCAGATAATTACTCTACGACTGAACGAGAAGAATTGATTGTTCCTTACGGTACACAGTTTTATACGTATCAAGCACTCTCACAATTCTTAGCAAGTTACGGTGCATGGTTAGAACGCAAAGGTATGGTGTTCGATAATATCGAAAATGGTATTGAACTCAATTGGAATGTAATGATCAAAGAATATTTGTATTGGTCACAGTTCAATTGGGAACTTGGATCATTGATTACAGTTAATCCATCCGCACAAGATTTTAAAATTCAAAAAGAAAGTGACATTGTTCAGCCATTGACAATCGAACAAGAAAACTTCTTATTGAATCAGAATTTATATCCTATTGCAATTAAAGATTTAGCAATAGAAAGATTAGACACTAAGTTTCATGTAAAAACATTGAACTCCGGTGATGTCATGGCATATGGTCAATTTAATTTGAGCAATATTGAACATGGTGTTGTGTTTGATAATAACACACTCTTTAATGATGTCATTTATAACCTAATTACAGGTCTCAGACAGAATCGTATTTACTTACGAGGTACTAAGACTGCTGAATGGAACGGAACTGTCAATGCTTCTGGGTTTATTCTTAACCAAGACAATGTTTATGAATGGAAGCCTGCATATAAATATGCAAAAGGCGAGATAGTCAAATACAAAAACAAATTTTTTACAGCAAATAAAACGATTGAATCAGCCGCTAAGTTTGAAGAAACTAATTGGGTAGAAACAGATTACAACGATATACAAAAAGGCTTATTACCTAACTCTGCGACACGTTCATATGAAAGCACACTGTATTACAACAGTAACACAGCAAACTTAGAAAAGGATGCAGATCAATTATCATTCTCTCTAATTGGGTTTAGACCTAGAGATTATCTCTCTAGTGTAAATCTATCAGACATTACACAAGTTAATGTTTATAAAAACTTAATTAAATTAAAAGGTACAACAAATGCAGTATCTGCATTTAAAGGAACTACGTTATCAACTGGCGGAATTAATTATGATGTTTATGAGAACTGGGCTATTCTTTCCGGAGAGTTCGGTGGAACACTAAACAGTAACTTTGTAGACTTTAAACTTAATGAAGCAAAACTGACAGGCAATCCTGGTATCGTATCGTTAACAGAAGGTACCCCTACTTTTGGTGCTCAACAAGAAGTATCAGTTCACAACTTATTTAACTATGCAAGGCCTATAGACGGACCCAATATCTTATCTACATTAACGAAAGAAGATCCGTTAAGTCTTTACCCAACAGCAGGGTACGTTAACTATGACGATGTTAAGATGGCCGCTTACTACTATAATGATTTAGGACTACGAGCAGTCAATAGTAACGGAAAACAAATACCAATACAAGACTTTTATGTAAGAGATTACATGTGGATAGCAAACTTCAAAGAACAATGGAGAGTTTATTCAATCAAACCTGTCGGAAGAGTAATAAACGTTACACCAAATACAAACAACACAACTACAATTACATTTGCTGAAAGACACGGATTATCAAAACTTGATCCAGTATCATTTATAAATGTTGCACCTAACGTAGACGGTTATTATCTTGTAACAACTGTTAATAATCTAACAGAAATTACAATTAACTTATCGTTAGAAGAACCGCCTACTATATTAGATGGCAATGGTTTAGGATTAACATTTGTTAATCAACGTGTAGCACAACCAGCAGACATTGCAGACTTAGACTTAAATGAAGCAGAGTTCTCAAAGAACACAGTTTGGGTAGACGAAGCAAGTGATGGCAACTGGGGTGTATATCAAAAGTCAATCAACTATAGTTTAACAAAGAATTTAAATCGTGCTGACGGACAAACATTCGGTAGTGCTGTAGCATATACTCCTAGAATGGGTTACCTAATAGGTGATTCATCAGCAGGCAAAGTTTATCGTTATGGTTATAATACTACGACTGGTAACTTTGACGAAGATACTGGAAGTCTTCTAACTGGTGGAACCTCATTTGGTACAGCAATTGCTTACTCTAAGAATCTATTTGTAATCAGTGAGCCAGCAACTACAACAGGTGCATTCGGATCATCAACACTTAGAATTTATACATTAAACGATACTGTTTTATCAGATGATATTACATTGTTGCAAACATTTACTGGTCCAGAAGGTGCAGGCACAAGTCTTGCAATAAGTGATGACCAAGAGTGGATATATTCAGGTAGTCCACTGTCTAATCAAATAGAAGTTTACAATAGACAACACATACCTTTAAATGCAGGCTTCTTTACAATTGGTGAAACATATACAATTACAAGCGTAGGCACAACAGACTTTAAAGCACTCGGTGCACTAGATGATAAAGTAGGCATTGTCTTTAATGCAACCGGTGTTGGAACAGGCACTGGTACAGCAGATCAAATCTCTTATGTAGAACTAGCAGAAATTGAAGGTACAGCCGCTCCAGTAAGTGCAGTAGCAGGCGACAACTTTGGCTTCTCTGTAAGTTGCGATAGTAACGGAGACACTATATCAATAGGTGCTCCAAATACAAAATCTCCCACTACAAAAGAAAAATGGGGAACAAACTATGTGTACTCACGTTTAGTACAAAACATAGAATCACAGTATACAGCAATTCCTAATCAACCACAACATTATCCACTAGCATGGGACACAGTATTCTCTGCTAGAACTGCAACTGCGGTAGCATCAAACGTAATTACATTTACAGGTACTGCAATAGATGCAACATTTACAAATACATCTGTAGCATTCAATGAAGGTGGATCATTCGGTAACTCAGGTATTACACCAAACAAAGTTTACTACATGCAGTATGTATCTGCACAAACATTCTCACTTAAAGAGAGTAGATCAACTAATGCAGTCATAACACTCATAGACGAACCTAGTGTTACATTTAGTATCTTCCCGCAAATTGAATCATTGCTAGTTAAAGTTAACGGAACATTTGTTAATGACAACAACTATGCAGTTGGTGGCGGACAACTAGACTTTAGATACTTTGGAGATATTAGAGCCGGCGATATTATTACTGTTAGTTCTCGTAACATTCAATGGGTACAATCAATGATACCTGATGCTGATGACAGAGTAGGAGTACAATTAGGTTACGCAACTGACATGACTTCATATGGTAGTGAAATATTGATGGGTGCACCCGGCGAGATAAGAATTGACGGGGCAAAACAAACAGACGGATCAGTTTACAGATATACAAACGGTGGCGGCAAGTACGGCACAGTAATCGGTACAGGCGTAACTGCTTTGACTACAGAAACTAAATTATTAATTAACGGTTATCTTGTAGTGTTGCCATCTGGATCAAACGCAAGTCAATGTTCTAGTTTAATTAATCAGTATGGTATTACAAATGTAACTTCAAGTGCAACTGCTGATGGTAAACTAATTATTTCAACTATCAATACAAGTCTAGCATTAGTAAATGAAAAACTATTGTTACAAGCACCGTCAACTACTGCGTTTGCTGAACTAGGTTTTGCAATTTATGATAAGACACAAGTAATCATTGCACCTCACAACGTAAGCAGAACATTGTTTGGTAACACAATCAAATTTGATGAGAGTGATTCAGTAGTAATCTCTGCTCCGGTATCAACAAGATTCTTAGGAACTACATTTGATTTTATTGACGATGAGAACTTAGATAACGATACAATTTTCGACAACAATGCAACTCGTTTTGTTGACACATGGGATAGTGCAGGCGCAGTTTACATGTATGACTATCTTGCAAACTACAATGGATCAATTGCTGATCCAGGTAAGTTTGTTTACGCACAGAATTTAAATAGCCAAGATCAGAACTATGGCTTTGAACCACAATACGGAACAGCATTAGACTTTACTAATAATCAAGTTATTATTGGTACCCCTAACTTAAGTTATGGCAACCTAGAAGGACAAATTACATTATTCCAGAACTCTGGAACTGCTAAAGATTGGTCTCTTTATAGACAAACATCAGCAATCGTAGATATTAATAGAATACAAAACTCGCAGATTTATAGTGCGGAAACTAATGACACATTAATCAATTTAGATTATATGGATCCAATGCAAGAAAAACTATTAGGATCAGTTAGAGAAAATATTGACTATGTTAATAGTGTAGATCCTGCAACATATAATAGTGAGATAGGTGGAGTAAATGCAGGTCTTGTTTGGGGAGCACCGCAAACTGGAAAGATTTGGTTTGATACTTCTCGTACTAGATGGTTAAACTATCATCAAAATGATGTTACGTATAATGCTAGACATTGGGGAAGAGTCTTTCCTGGATCAAATGTATCATGTTATACATGGGTTAAGTCAACAGTAACACCTGCACAATATCAAGGTCCGGGTATACCAAAAGCAAATACACAATATAGTGTTGAAGCAGATTTAAATGCATCTAATACAGTAACAACTTGTTACTACTTCTGGGTACGTGATACTAATATTGTCAACAGTGAAATAGATAAAACATTAAGTGATACTACCTTGCAACAGTATATTACTAATCCTAGTAGATCAGGTGTTGCGTTCTTTGCACCATTATTACAAAATACATTTGCATTATATAACACACAATCATATATTAATACTACTGATAGTGTATTTCATATAGGCTTTGCAGTAGGTAACAATGACGATCCTTCTCACCAAGAATTTAATTTAATTAAAGACGGACTAGCAGATGACTTCTTACCAGGTCTACCTAAGTTCGGTCCGCAAACTTCAACTAATAGACCAGAAGGTCTTTATGATCGTCTACTAGATTCATTGTCAGGTGTCGATGAAGTTGGCGAAGTTGTACCTAATCCATATTTACCAAAAGCAGTTCAGTCTGGCGTACTTGCTAGACCAAGACAGAGTTTCTTCTTTAGTAGATTCTTAGGATTAGAAAACTATTTAGAATATGCAAACAAAGTTCTTGCAGAGTATCCAATAGCAGAGACTAGACAGGATGCTACATACTTATTTGCAACTGGAACATATTACGATACATCAGATTACTGGTCGTATGTCAACTGGTGGTTACCGACAACTAACCCTGCTGGCCAATATAATAACAATACTAAGTCAACAGTTTCTGTTGCAATTTATGCAGACCTTGCTAAACTCGATGTAGTAACAAAAACAATTGCTACAGTTGAAGCAAACGGCGACGGCAAATGGGAAATGTATCGTTATGACGGCAACGATGTTTGGACACGTATCGGTTTAGAAAACGGCACAATCAAGTTTAATCTTTATCTTTGGAATTATGCATCAGGCAAAACAGGCTTCGGCGACAACTTCTTTGATACTGCATCATTTGATGAATACCCAAGTGAAGAAACACGCTGGATCATTCGTGCATTAAATGAACAAATTTACATTGATGAATTAGTAGCATTTAGAAACACATCTTTGATTATCTTATTTGAATATATTCAAAGTGAGACAGATGAATCACAAAACTACTTGCCTTGGTTAAACAAGACATCATTAGTGGACGTATCACACGTTATTAGAGAACTAAAACCGATTCAGAACTATCAACAAGATAACCAAGAGTTCTTGTCAGGATATATTAATGAAGCAAAACCTTATCACGTAGTTATTAAAGACTTCTTGTTTAAGTATACAGGTATAGATACATATCAAGGCAATATAACTGACTTTGATCTACCTGCTGAATGGAACGAAACAACTCAATCTTATATTTCTCCTCAATTAGTATATGCAAATGTAGATACAGATGAAGAATATTTACCAACTAACGCATTATGGCAAACATCACCTTATTCTAATTGGTATAATAATTACGGCTTGTCAATTATTGGACAGACTGATTATCAAATTACAGAATTAAACGAATACATTACAATTGGTTCAGTTGTTGCAATGGTAGACAATGCATCAGGCTTCCCAATTAACGGCACAATACAAATTGGTAAAGAAATTATAAGTTACTCTTTTGTAGATCGTGCTTTAAATATTCTAGGTGGACTACAACGAGGGTTAAACGGAACAGAACCAACAACGCATCTACCAGGTGCTCAAATTATTATAGATTTACCTTCAGTGGTAATACTTGACGGTGGAAAGAATTATATTGAGCCGCCCAAGATAACAGCATACATTGATTTAACGAAATACCCAGCACCGAGAGTTGAAGCACAACTTGAAGCAGTGATGAGTGTTGATAGTGTAATCAGTGTGAACGTAATAAATCCCGGAGAAGGGTATGCTGTGTTACCAGAAATTAGAATTGCACCAGCAGAACAATTGTTCTTTACAAATGCAGATATAAATTCTACATTGCATACAATTAAACTGTTTGCTCCTAGTCTAGCAACTGGTAACTTAATACAATATAAAGATGATGCTGTATCTGGAGCAGAAGTCACTCGACTTGTTAATAATCAATGGTATTACATTAATGTATTAGAAACTACTCCTACTACAGTTATTGCTTTGTATACAAGTTATGATGATGCAGTTAACCAAATAAACAGAGTTCAATTTACTGCTGGAACAACTGACGGAGACTTTGCATTAAACGTAGGTGCTAAAGCATCTGCTATTTCAAGTTCAAGACCTACAAGAGAAAATGAAATCTCAATGCGTTTTGATAGAACCTCATATACGAGTCAAGTCTTAGATTGGGAAGCAAATGTTTTCTACGGTTCATTCTTTGCAGGTAGTTATTTTAATAGTGAGAACATTTCAAGTTCATCTATTTCTTTACAAGCAACTCAACCCCCGATAGCAGATATTTCAGCATCAGCACAAGGGGCAATATTTGAAATATCTAGTGTTACTAATGATAATGAAGTTTTATACACAGAATTCAAACGTACAGTAACAAACACTGTTGCAACCGGAAACAAAGTTCGATTAAATCCATATGATAATGCAACTGGTGAGTTAAACTCATCTGGTTCAACTATAGGTTTTACAGTCGGCATGCCAATTAAATTTACTGGAGCAGTGATCGGTGGCATTATAAACGAAACAGTTTATTATGTCAACTCTATTCTCACTGTAACTGACTTTACAATTAGTGAGACTTCAGGTGGAGCAATTAAATCATTAACAACTGCATCATCAGGAACAGCAGGCATGTTTGCATATGCAGGCGAAGTAACAGACACTGCTGTATTAACTCTTAATTACCCGGGATTATTAACTGCAACGGCAACTGAAGCAGTTACTAACAAAATTACAATTCCACAAAGTGTAATAGGCACAGGTGGAACAGATGGATTCTATATGGGTATCCCATTGTTCTTTACAGGCACAATGATTGGTGGCATAGAAGAAAATGACGTTTACTATGTAACAACTGTCGTAGACAATAAAACAATTACAATAGGCACCACAGCAACGCCTCTGACAACTACAGTGAGTGCTACAACAACTGGTACAAACGTTATAACTGTTGCAGAGACTACAGGATTCTCAGTAAATGACTCTGTTATATTCAATACTATGGTTGATGCAAGTGGCAACACACTTACATCTTACGGTGGCATTGCTTCAGGCACAGTATATTATGTAAATGAAATTGTGTCATTGACTGAATTAAAAATTGCAGTAAATGTAAACGTTTCTCCATTAGCATTGTCTACAGTAACAACAGGATCAGCCTTAGTAACTAATCAGAAAGACACAGTAGACTTAACTACTGGCACTGGATCAATGTTAATGCATGTGTCATTGCCCGTATCACCTGGACAGGTTGACGGACAGAAGTTTACGATGTATAATACATCAGCATACTACACAGATATTACATCTGGAGTATTGTCAAAGACACTTGACAGAGCAGGCTATGCAACAATCGCAGGAGATGCCGCAGAAGCAACAAACAATAGAATTGCATTAAGTGACCAAGACAGAGGAACATTTAATTTCTATAAAGATATGCCGATTCAGTTTAACTCAGTACCAAGTGGTGCAGGGATATCTACTGGCGTAACTTACTTTATATTTGACTTCTCAGTGAACGGAGACAAGTCTACTTACATTAAAGTAGATTGTAGTTCAACGTCCGCTTCAACAAACAGAGTTACTTGTATCGACACTTCATCACTTTGGGTGAACATGCCAATTACATTTACTGGTGTTGGACTAGGTAATATTGTTGTCGGAACAGAATACTATATTAAAACTATTGATTCAGGAACAACATTTACACTTGCAGAAGTATCCGGTGGAGCAACATTTGTACTAGCAACAGACAACGGTCCGATGGTAGGTACTGGTAACCCTTGGATCAGATTGTCAACAACTAAAGGTGGAACACAAGATGTTACACTTGCAGATACAAACACTGCATTTAGTTTAACACAGTCACCAACTGTTAATGCTATCTTTGATATAGGATATAAGTTAGGTGGTTACAGAGCAATCTTGTCTACTGCAGGCGAAGGGTATGCGATCACAAACGTCATTACTATTTCAGGTAATGAAGTCGGTGGCACAACGACCCCAAATGATGTAAGATTAGAAGTTGATGCAGTTGATGCAAACGGAGCAATCACAAGTTTGATTGTCTCAGGAGAGCCCAATGATCTTACAAATACCTATTACTTAAAAGTTACTGGACAGAATACATTAAAAGTTTATTCAGATGCACGAATGACTGTACCAGTTAGTGGCATAGGATTTGACTTTGGTGGATTTACAACAACTAATGTTACAGGATGTGTATCAGGAACAGATTCAATTACACTAACAAGTGTTACTGGCTTCTCATTAAATGATGAAGTTATATTTGAAGGAACAATCCCTAATAGTACAATCGATGCAGTAATATCAACATCTTACTATATTAAAACAATCGATACAGGTGCTAACTCAATTACAATTTCAACAAACCCAGGTGGTAGTGTTGTCAACGTAGTTACTACAGTATCACTCACAGGACTTACATTATCTAAAGCAGGTAGTTATGCATTCTTACCAGAACCATTCTACTTCAATCAGTCTATTATCAAATACTTAGACAGAGTTTATCGTTGTGTTATTTCTAACAACGATGAAGACTTCATCATTGGTAAGTGGGAAGAGTTGAGATCAGATAACAGAGTGTTAAACGCACTCGATAGAGCAGAAGGATATTATCAGCCTAGCATCAATATGCCGGGCGTAGATTTAGATCAATTGTTCTCTGGTACGTCATATCCAAATGCAGTTTACTTAGGTAATGCATTTGCCCCCGAAGATCAATTTACTGTTGACACAGTATTAAAAGATGAGCCTTTCTACCCAACAGGAGTATCAATTACTGGTGTATCTTGGAACGGAACAAAATACTTAGCATCGGCAAACTTTGATCAATATACAGGTGTTATATCATCTATTGAAGGACAGAGTTGGTCAACAAAGAAAATTTCAAATAAAATTGTTGGAGCAACTGATGTAGTGTATGGTGGTGGTCTATATGTAATGACTACTACGAACACAGCGACTCCAATCTATAGAAGTGCCGATGGCATTGTATGGACAACTAACTCTACAGCATTAACTATTCCTGCAATAGAACTAAACAGCGTAGCATATAGAAATAATTATTATGTAGCAGTTGGTAAAGGAATTGTTAATAGTGATAACACATATTTATGGTTGAATAGAAAAACTTACGATACAGTATTCGGAGTAGTTCTATACGGAGTTAACTCAATCGACACATCAGGCTTTGGTGGCTTCATTGCAGTTGGTAAAGGTAAAAAATATGATTACTCAACTGGTGTAACAGAATTAGTAGACACTAACATTATTGCATATTCATTTGAACCAACTGGAGAGTTTTGGCAAGACGGACCTGAACTTACTCCATATGGATTATATGGTGTAGTGAGTAACGGAACAATTGCTATAGCAGTCGGTGAAAATGATATTAAATATCAAACAAACAACGGTGGTAACTGGACAGGTATAAATGAAGTATCTGTTGTTTCTGTAAACCAATCTTCTAATCAATTGAATGTTTCAAGTACAGCAGGATTTGTAGATGCAGATCCAATCAGATTTACAAACACATTCGGCGGCCTAACAGCAGGCACAACTTATTACGTAGATGTTATAAGTGTTACTCAAGTAGAAATCTTTACTGATGCAGGACTAACATCACAAGTAACATTAGTAGATGCAGTCATACCAGTTCAATGTAGAATGGAATTATATGATGCAACATCTCAACCTCTTAGAGATGTTATCTATGCTGATAGCATTTGGATGACAGTAGGAGACAACGGTAGAATACAAACATCAACAGACGGTCTACGTTGGACAACACAAACATCAGGTACAACACAAGACTTAAACGGTATCACATATGCAACTGAAACAGATACGTTTGTAGTTGTTGGTGACAATAACGTTATCTTACAATCAACAGACTCAGGTGTCACATGGACAGCAACAGGCGTGTTCACAGTAGAGAAACCAGTCTATGATGTTAAGGGATCAGATTTTGCAGATGGTTACGGACCAGAAGAATTAGTCCCGGGCTTAGTCAAAGATACATTAAACATGACAATAGTGTCACGTCCAGGAACAGTTTGGGACGTAACTGAATATTCTCATACAGGATTTAATGTTGTATCTAAAGTAGTTGCACCTACAACTGAGTTCCAAGTAGATTATAGTTTCGATCAATATGCTCAATACCCATTAGACATAACATTACAGACTATTGATGCAACAACTGGTTTAGGTACTGGATTAGAAAAAAGTGCTTATTCTGTTAACTGGATAACAAAAGTAATTACTTTGAATACACCACTAGTGTTTGCACCTAAGCAATCATTACGTATTGATGTATATGAAGTAGGCAATGGTAATCAACTAGTTAAAGGTTGCACCGATACTGATCCTATCAGACCGATAGCAAAAACAGGCTTTGATGACATTTACTTAAATTGTAATTATAGTGCAACATTCTTCCAAGGATCTGGAGTAATCAGAACTGGATCACATTCTATAGAAGTAGAAGCAACAGAGACTATTGCTAGTGGCGATACTATCGTTTGTGTTAATGTAAAAGACTTTACAGCAAATGATCCAATCTCATTTCAAGGAATTGTATTTGGTGGGATTGCAGAAGACACTACTTACTATGTTAAGTCTATCTCTACAGCAACAAATTCTATCACTATATCAGAAAGTTATGACTCAAGCACAGGACTTGCGGGCCCAATCAAATCTGTTACTGATGCAACAGGGTCGATGTTAGTTAATATTCAAACGGGAACAGGAACAGTATGGACTGACCCAGTTTTATATCACAACGGTAGTAGACTAATATTAGGTAAAACAAATACTATTAGCAGAACTAAAGCATCAAACAATGCGATCACAACAGGAACTACAGTTGGATTATCTGCTGGTAACAAAATTCAATTTGCGGCAGACATGTTTGGAACAGACATTACACCAAACACTGTTTACTATATTAAAACTATAGTAGACAATAATGAATTTACTATTTCAGCAACTGATGGTGGAACTGTTATCACTTTAAGTGATGCGGCAGGTATATCATCATACGTAACAAATGATTATGCAATTGGTATACAGCCAAACGGCATACAAGCAAAACTTACATTAGCAAATCCAGCTGGTTATGTCAATAATACAGACTATATTGTTTATTCAATATTCGGAGACTCTGCTGATCCTTCACAATATGGATACTCTGTTCCAGAAATACAAGAATATATAGGTGACGGATCAACAGCATCATTTGCTATGAGCAATTACAATGGTGGAGCAAACGCACAGAATGCAATTGTAGAAGTTAATGGCTTACGTCAAACAAATACATCATATCAAATAAACGACGGAGCGAATACTGTGTTGTTCTTTGCTCCACCGGCTGTTGGTGCAAAAGTTTCAGTCTTAACTTATAATAATACTGAAAGACAATACTTAACAACACAATATGGTATCTCAGGTACTTCAGGTAGTTCGTTTACAACTATTACAGTTACTGCAACAACTCACTTAGAAGGTACTTTCGATGAAGATACTCCAAATGTAGAGACATATGACCAAGACACGCCTACTATCGTTACATACGATGAGTTATTAGACACTTTAACTTGTGCAGACACATCAGTCTTAACAGTAGATGAGCCAATAGTCTTCTCTAATCCAACTATAGGTGGAATTACAGCAGGTGTAACATACTATATCTTAGAAATTATTGATTCAACAACGTTTACTATCTCGTTAGAAGTAGGCGGAGCACCTGTAACTGTTACAACTGATACAGGATCAATGGTAGGTAGTTCAAATGCGATTACAGTTGCAAACATTACAAACATTGAGACTGGACAAGAAGAACCGCTTAGAGTTACTAGAGCAACTGCAACAACTACAGGTACAAATGAAATTACATTTGATACAGTAGCAGGTTTTGCAATCGATCAACAGATTTACTTTCAAGGAACTAACTTCGGTGGACTAGAACAAGGTAAAGTTTACTTTGTAGCAAGTATCGATACGGGAACTAACAAAGCAACTATTAAAGATCAGTTAGGAACTACGATTGTATTGACTACCGCAACAGGATTGCTAGTCACAACATGTGGTGGTAACCCAACTACAAGAATTACAACAGGTATTCCTCACTCATTAGCAACTGATCAATTAGTAAGACTAGATGGCATCTATGGATCAGTTGAATTGAATGGCAACTCTTACTATGTAAGAGTATTCGATCAATATCGATTTGAAATCTATACACAAGTTTATAATCCAGCACTAGATGCAGTGAATTATCCAGTTACTGGTATTTCAACATACATCTCAGGTGGTTATGTATGGAGACAAGGAACATTCTTCTTAGTTACTACACAAGCAACTGTGACTACAGCATCTAATAGTAGAATTACATGTCAGGATACATCTGAACTTGTTGTTAACAATGAAGTTATCTTTACAAAGCAAGGACAAGTTGCAGGAGCCGCAGTACTAGGTGGATTGATACAAGGTACAACATACTATATCAAACAAGTCTTAAATAGTACTCAATTTACTATCGGCTTAACTAGAAATGCAGGTACAGCAGTAACTCTAACAGATGATACAGGTGTTATGAATGTAACACAATGGGAACAAACAAATGTTGAAAGACTTTGGGTAACTGTAAACGGTTATCGTCTACCAACTGACAGACTACGAGTTGATGCAGACAATGAAGTAAGTCTATTAACAGAAATCTCTCCAGGAGATGTTGTGATTATGACTAATATGATACCTAACTCAACACCAAATGAAGAAATATATCTAAACTTTGTAGATCAAAATGCAAATCAAACTGTATATAGAGCAAATGTACAAGCAAGGACATGGTTAGCACAACCTATCTTCCCGCTAACACAAAATATTTCTGTAGGAGACGTTACAAGAGTTACAGATAACATCGTACAGAACGTACTTGCTCCGACTCCGGTCAATAACATTTACTCAATCGGATTGACCTCAGATAAAAACATTTTGAGTGGTGTAACTGTTCTAAATAATACTACTGGTATTACATTAGATCCTGATACTTATGTTGTTAATGTTGAAAATCTTGCCCCGATATTAAAAATCACAGATGGTTCTTATATCTCAGCAGGAGATTCACTGAAGATTACATCATTAGAAGGTAATACATTGTATATTAACGGAGAGCAAATTACTTTCACTACGATTGATTTTGCTAATAACACAGTAGGTGGATTACAACGAGGAGCAAACGGTACAGGAGTGCAAGAATACATTAGTAAGTTTACAGAAGTGTTTAGTTTATTGAGTAATAATCGTCTTAGTGACTTATATATTGATCAATCTTGGAACTCTTATGTGTTTAATACGACTATTGGAGACCCATTACAGATCTCCAATACTACTCCCGCAAAGTTTCTACAAACGGATATAACCTAAATGATAAATAAAGAGATGAACAATAATAAATCAGAGAATTCAGACCCTAAAGAAGTTAAGCCTAACGAAGACAGCGGAATTTACTTTTCATCTAGTCTGAAAATAACTGATCCTGATACTAAAGAAGTGTTAGTGCAGATGCGAGGAGATAGTTAATGTCTGGCGATCAACAAATTCTGAAAATGGAAGGATTCCTGACAATCAGAGACTATAACACCGGCGAAGTTTTACAAGAAGCAAAGAACGCAATCAATTACGAAAACATGTCTGAAGCAATAGCAGATACTCTATCTAGTAGAGGCTACGGCGAGATATATCAAATGGCATTCGGTAATGGTGGAGCATCAGTTGACGAAACAGGTGTAATCACATATTTACCACCTAATACTACAGGACAGAATGCGGCTTTATATAATCAAACATATGCAAAAATCGTAGATGATACAAGTGTTTTTAACTTAGACCCGACAAGAAACAAAATGACAGTATTTCACACTACAGGCCGTGTGTATACTGATATTCTAGTACAATGTTTACTAGATTATGGTGAGCCTGCAGGACAAGCCGCGTTTGATAACAGTACACAAACAGATTCTAACTACATTTTTGATGAGTTAGGGTTATTAGCAAACTACGGCACAGATGCAAACGGAAACGTAATTACAAGACTTTTAACTCACGTAATATTTCACCCTGTGCAAAAGTCCTTGAATAGGCAAATACAGATAGATTATACGGTTAGAATACAATCTCTAACTAATTTAGTTACCATTTAAGATAAATAATATTAACGGAGTGAATTAGAAAATGGCATATACAATTGTAAAAAGTGATGGGACAGTCTTAACGACCATCGCTGACGGTACTATTAATACAAGCAGTACCTCATTAGGTCTGCCCGGTAGAAACTACGCGGGGTACGGTCAATCTTTAGATACAAACTTTGTCCATGTAACTGAGAACTTTGCGTCAAGCACTCCACCTGCACAATCTCTCAGAGGGCAAATCTGGTACGACACATCAACTACAACATTGAAAGTTTGTCCTACAGACGGCGAAACAAATGCATTAGCATGGTTATCATTAACATCAACAGCATCCGGTGGTAACACAACGTTTGGCTCAGTTAATATTACAGGCAATGCTACAGCAAACAATTTTACAGCAACTAATGATGTAACAGCAAATAATTTTACAGCAGGTTATTTAACAATCTCTGCTAATGCTACTATTGCAGATGCATCTATTACAACTGCTAACATCGGTACACTGCAAACAACAGCGATCACAACAGGTTCAGCAACGACACCCGGTACTTTAACTGGTGTTTGGTCTGTAACAGGTAACACTGGTGCAAATGCTTCTGCTATCTTATTAGATACAGGTGGTATTTTTATTAATAACTCTGGTAACTTATATGGTATCAGAACAGACAAATATATGTATGCAAACGGAGATCCAATCTCATTTGCAGGTACATACAGTAACTCAAACGTAGCCGCTTATCTACCAACATATGGTGGTAACATTTTAACAACACAAACTCAAGCAACAGTATTAACTACTGGAGCTAATACAACAGCAGGAACAATTACAGGTAACTGGGCATTGTCAACTGGATCACGTTTATCAGCAACATATGCGGATTTGGCTGAACGATTCTCAGCAGATGATGTATATACTCCTGGAACAGTTGTAGAATTAGGCGGCGAACATGAAGTCACTGCTGTTAAATATGAGTTAAGTGAAGACGTATTTGGTGTTGTCTCAGACAACATGGCGTTCTTAATGAACAACGGGGCAGGATCAAATGACACTCACCCTGCAGTTGCAATGACAGGACGTGTACGAGTAAAAACATTAGGAACAGTACGTAAAGGTCAACGACTAGTAAGTGCTGGTGAAGGACATGCACGTGCCGCTGAAGAAGGTGAAGCAACAGCATTCAACGTAATCGGCAGAGCATTAGAAGACAAGACAACAACTGACTTTGGCACAGTAGAAGCCATTGTTACTATCAAATAATTTAGGGATTATAACATGAGTTACGCACAAAACGGCTTAATCGAAGCAACAGACTTTAATAACTTAGTGGGTGCCACAGTAGAAACTGGCGCTAACAAACTAAACACAACTTGGTCAACTGGTGGAACAACTGCTGGATATGGTCAAAGTGCTGTATCACAAGTAAGTGCTGGAACTACTGTCATAGCAACAGGACAATGGAACTCTCTTGTTACTAACACAGCATCAGCCGCAACACATCAAGGGTCATCAATTACATCAGTAACTGCACCGACAGCCGGTGGAACGGTTACATATTTGTCTGCTATCCCTACAAACTTAACAACAATTTATAATAATAGAAGAAACGCCGCATCACAGGGTTCTACTATTGCTGATACAGCAACACGTGCTAGTTCATGGCAGAATGGTCTTACATTCACTCATACTATTACGTTTGCATCAGGCGACGCCGCAAGGTGGTTCTTCAACTCAGGTGGTCAAATCAAAATGACTGCTTCACACCCATCTGGATCTGGTATTAACTTACTTTTCTCAGACTTAGCAAGTGACACAGGAACAGTTACTATGTCTGCACCTAACTCAGGTACAATTTCAATTGCATCAACTAACTATTCAGGTATTACTAAAGTCGGTGGCGGTGGTAACACTCCTACAGTAGATGCAAACAAAGGATACTTTGGATTATCAACATCGAATGCAACAGCATTCACACAGTTAGCAGACTCGGGTCCTTCTGGTTATTTGTCATCATTCATTAGATATATTGTTAAATCTAATGGTGCTCAACAATCTAACGGAGACACTGGTTCAGTCATTACTATCTACTCAGTTTGGGACGAAATTCCTAATGACTTAGTAGCATCTGCTAGTTCTGCTGTGACTTGTACTGTACAATTACCTGAGACTACAAATCTATCTGCATCGTGGGGAACACCTTCGATAGCTGGCGCAGTATCCGGCTCTTAAATAGTGGCTGACACTACAGAGTATAAAGGTATACACTATCCATCATGGCACGGTTCTCCTTTTGATAGGGGAACTGCTGACTCTTGGTACAGTCGCAAAGCCTCACCTCATTACTATCCAGAAGGAACTGGTAATGGAGAGAAAATTCAACCCCCTCGAATGAATAAGAATGAAGTAGCCTCATACATAGCTGGTTATGAATTCAATGAAGCCGAGGGCGGCAAAAAAGACTGGCAATAACTCTCTGTTTTTAAAATTCTTTTATTTTACTCCTTTAAAAAACGTCTAAATACTTGCGGGAGTATTATAATCTATGGATACAAAAACACTTATAAAAGATGCGAAGGCTCGATTTAGTCATAACTCAGCAAAAGCATATCTAAAAGAAAAATATAGTAGCAAACTTGTTATTGCAGAACAAGGTGGCTTGTGGAAAGCCGATGCACAAACTATAGGATTTCTCAATTCATTTTCTGATGAAACTCTAGTCGTAATTGACACGTTTGACAATCCGGTAAAAGTAGATCGAATAGAACTATTAAAATCTCTTACTAAAACATATAATCAAACAATGACTGAGTGGAACAGTGAATGGAAAGAACTAGAAAGAAAAAGATAGCAAACCGCGGGGTAATTGTATTTGCATTTAATTCAAGCAAATATAACTATGCTGAAATGGCTGTTTATACCGCACGAAGAATAGAGTCGTTCTTAGGCTTACCTACAACTTTAGTTACTGATTCACAATCAGTTAAAACTATAACAGCAGATATTAATACGTTTGATTCTATCATCGAAGTCGAACCAGACAAAAGCAATATCAAAGAACAAACAGCATGGATTAATAAAGGTCGATTCCAAGCATATGAACATAGTCCCTATGAGGAAACGCTTGTACTTGATGTTGACTACCTTGTTAACTCTGATACATTATTAAAAACGTTTGACTTGTCTGACACATTCTGTTGTCATAGTAATACACACATGCTCATGCATCCTGAAGCCTCACAAGAGAAGATGAGTGCATACAGTTATGTTACATTGTGGGCTACTGTTATTATGTTTAAGAAATCTAATCGTGCAAAACAAATCTTTGAAACATTAGAGATGGTACAAAACAATTATGATCACTACGCAAACATACACAGTTTTGTAGGTGGTGTATATAGAAATGATTATGGATTAACAATTGCACTTAAAATTGTTAATGGACACACAGATGTACCGAGTGACTATATACCATGGAGTCTTGTTCATGTTGGTAAGAACACATCAGTGTATCCGAACGCAGACGATATACAAATACCTTGTAATGGTTCTCAATATGACTTTAACACAGACTTTACAATTATGTTCGATCATTGGAAGAAAAGTAAAGTGAGAAAAGAATATATGTCTATTAAAGATATGGACTTTCATGTAATGAATAAAGATTTATTTGTGGGGATTATGAATGGATAAGGGATTTGTTATTATAGCACAGAATACTGACCTTGTCAACTATGTCCAATGTGCAGAACAATTAGCAGAGTCTATTATGAGAGTAATGCCAGATGCTAAAGTATCTTTGATCTCTGATGATAAGACAAAGTGTAAAGCATTTCATAGAGTGATTAAACTTCCGCACGGTGATCAAGCACCAGACTCAGATTGGAAACTTATCAATGATTGGCAAGTATATGAAGCCAGTCCTTATGAGTATACAATCAAGTTAGAAGCAGACATGTATCTACCCGCATCAATCGATTATTGGTGGGATATACTAAGAGAAAAAGACTTAGTTGTATCAACATCAGTACGTGACTTCAAGCAAAATATATCGCATGTACGCACCTATCGTAGGTTTATAGACGATAACGAACTGCCTGACACATATAATGCTATTACTTACTTTAAGAAGTCAGAAACAGCAAAAAAATTCTTTGACATCGTAAGACATGTCTTTGAAAACTGGAGTGAGTTCAGAGACACACTTCAATGTAATCCAGACGAGCCGGCTACAACGGACTGGATTTATGCTTATGCATGTCATGTCGTAGGAGTAGAGAATTCCACTCTCCCAACTTTTAACGACATGTCTATGATACACATGAAGCAATTTATAAATGGTATGCCATCAGAAAAATGGACTGATACATTAGTGTATGAGATTAATCAAAATACATTAAGAGTGAATACAATCCCACAGAAGTATCCGTTTCACTATCATATCAAGTCATTTTCTGCTAAACTAGAGGAGTCTTTTAAGTGAGTTCAGAAAATAACAGACCGACTGATAACGATGAGGACTATATTACTGTTTGGGAAGCACCCAAAATAGAGGCTCCGGAGTTTAGATTATATTATAATAAAGACGGATCGGTAGAGTGCTATACATGTGATAAACATGAAGGCACTTACATAATCATCGACGCCGGCCAGTTTGCAGAAGCCAGACCTGACATCAAAGTGATCGATGGACGTATTAATCGTAACAGACCTAATGCAGTTGTACAAAAATATAAGCCTAGTACATCAGGTATCCTGACTTCTGTAGATGACATAAGTATACTTATAGATATGAATAAATTTAAATCAAAAGATGCTAAGAGAGTTCAGCATTGGGAGTTACAAACACATGAAATCGGATAAAGAAGAAGTCATATCTAGTATGACTGACGTAGATGATATATCATCTAAATGGAAACCAAGTGAAGGCATTAACTGGGATTTGATTCAACGTATGAGATTTATGAATGCTGATGCAGAAATAGCACCTGACGATAATATCACTGAAGAAGCCTTAAATAAAACAAAAAAAGGAAAAGGATGAGTAACATTGTTGACGTTGCAGATTTAGATGTTATCTATCTAAGTTACGATGAACCACAGAAAGAAGAATTCTGGGTAGAGATTAAAAACATGGTGCCTTGGGCACAACGTGTTGACGGCGTATTGGGCTCAGATGAAGCACACAAAGCCGCAGGTGAATTAAGTGAGACTGAACGATTTATTCTTATCGATGGTGACACGTTGCCTGAAGAAGACTTCTTTAATATTCAATTAGATTTTACAGACAAAGACCCAAGATATCAACAAGCACAGTTTAGATGGAAGTCTATCAATAACGTTAATGGCTTACGTTATGGTAATGGAGGTATGAGTTCATGGACGAAAACATACGTAAAGAACATGACTACACACGAACATACTGACGGCTCTGAAGCAACTCAAGTTGACTTTATGATGAATTCAGCAGATTCATTATACTGGGCAATGTATGATTGCTATTCAACTACTTACCCTAACAAGTCAGCATTCCAAGCATGGAGAGCAGGCTTTAGAGAAGGTGTTAAGATGGTGCTAGACCGCGGTGCGTTAGTAACTGTAGACGAGTTCAAAATTAAAGTTGCAGATAAGAATTTAAACAATTTAACTATCTGGCAAAACGTAGGCTTAGACGCAGAGAACGGTGACTGGGCAATCTACGGAGCAAGACTCGGAACATACATGACAATGTTAACAGACTTTGAACATACAGACATTCAATGGTTTGATAACTATCCTGCTATGTGGGAACAATACATGAATAGTGATCCAGTCGAATCAGCAAAAGAAATAGGGGAAGAATTAAAAGCAAAGTTGGGACTACCAATGAACATGCTTGATGCTGATCAATCTAAATTCTTTAAGAGGCATTACAATGCAGACAAAAGAAACTTAGGTCCCTTAGTTACAGAAATGGAGATTATCAGAGAAATTGAAGGCTGGTAATGTCAAAAGAAACCGATAGAATAAGAACAATACAAATTAGAGTCGAAGAAGAAGCGACCCCTTCTTTCTGTCTGGCTAAATGGCAACACGTTACTATGTACTTGCAAACAGGTGAGACACATAGTTGTTATCATCCTCAACCACATAAGATTCCATTGCATGAATTAAAAGATAACCCAAGTGCGTTACATAATACATGGCAAAAGAAAATGGAACGTAAACAAATGCTTGAAGGTGAAAGGCCTGAAGGCTGTCAGTACTGCTGGAACGTTGAAGACTTAGGCAAAGACAATATATCAGATAGACACATACGTAATTCATCTATCTTTACTGAAGAACGATTCGATCAAGCACTCAACGGCCCTTGGGATCAAAACATTAATCCAGAATACTTAGAGATTAACTTCGGCAACGAGTGTAACTTTAAATGCGGTTACTGTCATCCAAAGTATTCATCAAGTTATCATGCTGAGATAAAACAATTCGGTCCAATTGAAACTGTGAAGAATCACAGAAACGATGTTGATTGGATGAAGTTGTTTGAACGTGAAGAAGAAAACCCGTACGTTGATGCGTTCTGGGAATGGTGGCCTGAGATGAACAAAGACTTAAACATCTTACGTGTAACAGGTGGCGAACCAACGATGCACACATCAACATGGAAACTACTTAAGAAGATTGATGAAGAACCCATGCCTTGGTTAGAACTTAATATCAATAGTAACTTGGGTACAAAGAATGCATTAGTAAAACGACTAAGTAGTTCAGTAAAGAAATTATGCGATGAAAACAAACTAGAAAGTTTTAAAATGTTTACTAGTTTAGACTGCTGGGGAGAACGAGCAGAGTACATTAGAACTGGATTAGACTTAGAACTGTTTCAAAAGAACTTACATACATATCTAACAGAGACAGACTCTCCTGTTACATTTATGTGTACATTTAATCTATTAGCAGTAACAGACTTTAAAAGTTTATTAGAAAAGTTTTTAGAGTGGCGTGCAATCTACGGATGGTACGATTGGAAAACAGAAGACAAACATAGAGTACGTTTTGATACTCCGTATTTAAGAGATCCAATTATGTATGACATGAACATTCTACCGAAAGAAGAATTCATGCCTTACATGCATGAGTCATTAAAGTTTTTAAAAGATAATGTAGATGATGAACGTAGTGACAGATTTACTACAATTGAATATGAAAAGTTTAAACGTGTGGTTGACTATATGGAAAACACACATTATGACGAAGACAAATTGATAGAGGGTAGAAGAGACTTCTACAACTTCTTTAACGAAATAGATGATCGTAGAGAAACTGATATACTAAGTGTGTATCCTGAATTACTAGATTTTTATAAATTATGCCAACAGACAAGTCTAACAAATCCGCTGTAGATAAACAGCAGGCAGCATTTCTAAAAGATTTGCTGTTAAAAAGATCAGATACATTCTGTATGATACCTTGGGTGCATTTACATACCACACCTACTGGCCAAGGAGCTCCATGTTGTATTGGACATTCATGTGCAGACAACGAAGGTGTTGGTAACTCTAATAGAAGTAGTCTTGCCGATCTTGTTAACTCTCCGAAGATGAAGAAGTTACGTTTAGACATGATTAAAGGTACAAAGAATAGAGAATGTTCTAACTGTCATAAACATGATGATCAGGGTGTACCAAGTTTTAGAACACAGAGTAACATAGCATGGGAAAAACATTTTAATGATGTTATAGAAACTACAGATATGAATACAGGAAGAATAATAAACTTTCGTATGAGATACTTTGACATTCGTTTCTCAAATATTTGTAATTTTAAATGTCGTACATGCGGCAGTGCATTCAGTTCTAAATGGGAACAAGAAGATTTAGAATCACGTGAACAAACAGGCTTACCCATGTATGCAATGGAGATCGAAAAAGGTAATAGAGAAGAATTTATTATAGAAGTATTAAAACAAGTACCAAACTTTGAGATTGCATACTTTGCAGGTGGAGAGCCATTGATCACAGAAGAACATTACATGTTGATTGATGAGATGATTGCTAAAAATAAAACTGATATACAGTTGAGATACAATTCAAACATTTCTAATTTTAAATATAAGAAACGTGATATCTTTAAACTATGGCATCACTTTAGTAAACCGATAGAAGTTTATGCATCAATCGATCACATGGGTGATAAAGCAGAGTACATTAGATCAGGAACTAAGTGGAAAACAATTGAGACAAACTTAAAGAAACTAAAGAAAGCACGAAATGTAGGCTTTCAGGTTAACACTGTTTACAGTATATTTAATGCATTGACTATCTCACATTTTTACAAGTACATGATAGACAATCATTTCTATACCCCTAACAGTCCCGTATGGACTCTCTACAACATGGGTTCGCCCGAACACTTGTCTGTGCATGTCTTACCAGAAGATTACAAAGTACAAGCACTAGAGCAGTTACACTTGACTATAAAATATATGTCAGACTTAGGCTTTAAGAAAACTCATATACATCAGATAGAAATGTGTATACCATGGCTTAATTCTAAACATACATGGCATGAAAATCAACTAGAGTTTAAAGAAGAAATAAAAAGAATTGATACTTTAAGGGGCGAAGACTTTATGGTCACGTTCCCAGAGTTAGGAGCATTATATAAAGTACCAAAGAGTTTACGACCATGAGTGATTTAATACCAATTGTAGACAAGACTTATTTACTAGAAGAAAGTAAAACATTCTGCATGTTCCCTTGGTTGCATTTAAATGTAACTCCTAAAGGAGATATCTATCCTTGTTGTTCTAATGATTATACTACACCATTTGGCAATACGAAAGAGACATCATTGAAAGAAGCATTTAACAATGATAAGATGAAACAATTACGTTTAGATATGTTAAACGATAAAAAGAACAGTGTATGTGATTTCTGTTATAAACATGAAGAAGCAGGTCCGCATAGTTTTAGAAACTATTCTAAAGAACATTTTGGTCAGCACTTTGACAAGTTAGTTCCTCACACAGGGGCAGATGGTCATGTACATGATTTTAATATGCATTACTTTGACATTCGTTTCAGTAACATATGTAACTTCAAGTGTCGTACATGCGGTAGTGAGTTTAGTTCACAATGGGGAGCAGAGATGCGAGCCAATCATGACCCTAAACACCCTATCTTAATACATGCTGATGATCAAACAGGCACAGTGTTAGAAGAAGTCATAGAACATATTGATGAGATAGAACTATGTTACTTTGCTGGCGGTGAGCCAATGCTTACTGAAGAACATTTTTTAATGTTAGAAGAATTTATTAGACGTGGCAAGAAGCCTGTGTTAAGATACAATACTAACGCAAGTCAACTTAAATACAAGAAGTATGACATTTTAGAATTATGGAAACACTTTGATAAAGTAGAAGTAAGTTGTTCAGTTGATCACTTCGGTGAGAGAGCAGAATGGTTACGCAAAGGAACTGATTGGGGAGCAGTAGAAAACAATTTACTTATGTTTAGAGATTTAGAACAAGTAGAATTCTCAATGAACACAGTCTTCTCTATGTTTAACTATCCAATGATCGGAGAGTTCTATCAGTATCTAAAAGATAAAGGCATTGTAAGATCAGAAGACTGGTACAACAGT